AGAACCGCCCTCACTAACGTGATCGCGCTCGAGGTGACCGGCAAAAACAATGTGGATGACGGCGGCTACGCATCGGGCGGGGCGGGGAAGCGGTCACGGCGGCCCGTCTACGGGCTGCGCGAGTTCGCCGGCAGCCTCACCGCCGAGTTCGACGCGGTCACCCTGCGCGACTACTACCTGGCGCAGAACGATCTGCACATGGTGGCGACGTTCACATCGGACGCCGATACCGGGTTCGGCGCGAGCGCGGCGCTGCAGATCGTCATCCCATCGCTGCGCCTGGAAGGCAAGGTGCCGAGCAGCAACGCGGGCGACGTGATCGAGCAGGAGATCGACTTCACGATCGGCCGCACGTCGAGCCAATCCACCATCTACGTGGTTGCGGTCACGGCGGACACGGCGCTCTGAGATGGCGAAGCGCAAGCGCAGCGGCTCGGATAAGGGCGTCTCGATGGACGTCGACTACACCGAGTTGGACAAGGCCGTGCAGGCCGTGCCGCGTGCGCTTGACGCCGAAACCGAGGATGCGCTGCGCGAGTTGGGCGACCGGGTGGTCGACGCTTCCCGGCGCAAGGTCCGCTCCGGCCCGGGGCGGCACGGTGGCCGCACCAATTCCCGCGAGCAGGCGGCCCGCGGCATCGACTACAAGGTGCGGGACGGGCGCCTGCTGCTCACGTCGGATGCAAGCAAGATGGCGCCCGGCCGGAACGCCTTCCCCGCTGCCTACAACCAGTCGAGCTGGGTGCATCCCGTGTTCGGCCGGCGTGACCGGGTGACGCAGCGGGGCGAGCGCGACTACTTCGCCCCGGCCCGCTTCGAGGACGACGCTCGGAAGCTGCTCGAAAACGCTGGCGACAAGGCGTGCAGCAAGGCGGGCAAGTGAGCAAGGGCCGCGTGTTCCGCGTCGTCATCGGCGACAAGGGTTACGACCTGATGGGCGCGTTTGCGAAGGCCAGCGCCCGGGACTGGGCGGCCCTCATCGGCGCCACCGGGCGAAACCCGTTCACCGTGGGGCAGCGGATCTCCGAAATGCAGGAGATGGGCAAGGCATCCGAGACGGAGCGGGGCGCGCTGCTGGCCGGCCCGTTCGGCGGTCGCCTCGTGGAGACGATCGCGGACCTCGTGTTCCTGGCGCGCCGGATGGAGGGCGACCGGGAACCGGGCACAGACCGGCCCATCACGCCGGAGACGAGCTTCGATACAACACCCGTGATGGAAACCCTCGACGGGTTCGCCGCTGCGATGCGGGCGCAATCGGAGGGGGGCGACGATGACGAGCCGGACCCTACCTGAGCCCGGACGGCTACCGGTCCGGGCGGCGCCCGCGGACGCGGGTCACGACGACGAGCAACGGGTGGCCGGACGATCTCAACGGCCTCGTCGCCGGGCATCTCATCGGGTTCGCGTCCGAGTTCCATTGGACGCCGGCCACCGTGTGGGGGCTGGAATTGTGGCAGCTCGTCGAGTTCGCAGAATACCTGGACAGGCTCGCAGCAGAACGCAAAAAACAAGCATCCGCTAGCAAGGCTAATAAACGGAGGTGATTTAAGTGCCCGGGATTCAGTTCACATTCGAAGTCAATGACATGGTTTCGGGCGCGCTCGAAGGAATCCAGGCGACATTCGAGAAGGCCTTCGAGCAGGACAAGACGCTAGCGAAGTTCAATGCAGGGCTCGGCCAGTCCGCCGAGGTCACGAAGGAAATGGGCGACCTTGCGAAAGAGGTCTGGTCGGAAGGCTGGGGCGAGTCGCTCGAAGATGTGACGGGCGCGATCGGCGACGTCGGCTCACAGATGCTAGATCTGTCGAACTCGTCGCCCGAGCAGATCGCGCAGGTCACGAAGGGCGCGCTTGACCTGGCCACCGTGATGGGTGTCGACGTCGTCGAGGTGACCCGCGCCGCCGGCCAGATGATGAAGAACGGGCTTGCACCGGACGCGCAAACCGCGTTCGACATCATCGCCACCGGGGCGCAGAACGGGGCGAACAGGTCGGGCGACCTGCTCGACACGCTCACCGAGTACTCGGCCAACTTCGCCGAGATCGGCATCGACGGGCCCACCGCGCTGGGCATGATGAACTCGGCCCTGGACGCCGGCATCTACACCACCGATGTGGCCGCGGACGCTATGCGCGAGTTCGGCACGCGCATCCTCGACGGCTCGGCGAAGGGTTCGGGTGCGTTCACCACGCTCGGCCTGGACGCGGACGCGATGGCGGCCAAGATCGCCGCTGGCGGGCCCACCGCGAAAGAGGCGACGGATGCCATCTTCCTCGCGCTGGGCAAGCTGACGGATCCTGTTGCCCGGGAGACCGCAGGCGTTGCCCTGTTCGGTTCCATGTGGGAGGACATGGGCGGCAAGTCGATCATGGCTATGGATCCGACGATCGCTAAGACGAAGGATGTCGCAGGCGCCACCGAGCAGATGGGCCAGAAGCTGCACGACACGGCGACACAGAAAGTCGACGTGATGAAACGCAAGATCGACGAGTGGGTTACGTCGATGATCAGCACTCAGGGTCCGGTCGGGCAAATCTCGGCGTTCGCGGTCACGTTCGGCCCGCAGGCGCTCACCCTGGCCGGCAATATCGGCATGGTCGCGCTCGCGCTCAAGGGCACCGCGGTCGCCGCGGGCGCCGCCACGCTCGGGATGCGCGCACTCGTCATCGCGTCCGCCCCGCTCAGTGTGATCGCAGGCGCGATCCTGGCCGTGATCTCACTCATCACGGTGGCCATTCAGCGGATCGACGTTCTCAAGCGCAATTTTCAAGGGCTGCTGTCCGGCGACATGTCGAAGATCAGCTCGTTCGGCTCGTTCGACTCGCTCGGCCGGCGCGTGCCCGGCTTCGCAGCGGGCGGCATCGTTACTCGTCCCACGCTGGCGATGATCGGAGAGGGCGGGGAGCGCGAGGCGATCATCCCTGAGTCGAAGTGGGGCATGCTGAGCGCGCAGAGTAGCAGCGGCGGTATCACGATCAACGTGCCCGGCGGTTTCGTCGGCAACTATGATGAACTCGCAACCAAGCTGCGCGACATTATCGTCACCGGCCAGCGGCGCGGCGTGATCGACGGGCAATGGAATGGGTAGCGTCCCGTCGCAGCTGGTTGAGGCCGACGTCAACGGCACGGGCACCCTCGTCGACATCACCGCCTACGTTGATTTTCAGGTCGGGATCAAGCATTCCTGGGGGCGCACCGCGGGCGACCCGTTCCGCGCCGAACCGCCCCCCGGCTCGCTCACGATGACGCTCGACAACAACGATGGCAGGTTCACCCCGGGCAACACCGCGACCTACCTGGTAGGGCTCGTCGAGGGCGTGCTCGTGCAATGGACGTGCGGCAGCCGGGTGCGCCGGTTCCGCACGGGCGTGCCGGAGCTGAGTTTCCCCACCGGGGTGGGCGGTCGGGCCACCGTGACCGTGACCTGCCTGGACGCGCTGGCGCTGCTGGCGAAACGTGAGATGCGGCAGATGGTGGATGAGGTCGCCTTCGCCGAGCAGCCGCAGGCGTACTGGCCGCTGAACGAATCCGGGTCCGGTTCCGAGGTTCGCGCCATGGACATCAGCGGCTACGCGGAAACCCCGCTGTATGTGACGGGCGCCGCGACGGACCTGGTGAGCTGGGCAGGTGGGATCGGCCCGCGGACGGATGGCCGCGCGGCGCTCATGTTCCAACCGGATGCGACCGCACCGGCTGCGAGCGGTGCCGGGGAGTCTCCCGTGCTGGGACTGGTGAAGCCGCTCGGCACGTCAGGGCATGAGATCGACTGGTATCAGTACACGGCAGACCTGAATCCGACATTTGGCAACCAGTGGGGCTACGCGCTGTCGTTCTGGTTCAGCGTGCGCGACATCTACGGCGCCACCTACACGGCAGCCGACCTGGACGACGGCCCCTACGTCTTCCTCGCATCGATCGGCCCGGTTACGGTGTGCTGGCGAACCGCGGACCGGAAACTAATCCTCAACCTGAACTCGAACATTGCGGCGCAACCGTCGCTCCCCGCGGTGCAGCCGGGCACTGTGCATCACGTGTTCGCCTGGGTGCACGGTGCGGACGCAACCGCACCGGGTGGGCCGTATTCGGAGATGCGGGTATGGCTGGACGGGGTCGAGGGCGACAATATGGTGAGCACGTCGACGCCGACCGTTCCGCCGTCACTGACGCTCGCCGGGGGCGGCGGTATCACCTCGGGTGGATGGGCAAACTACGGGCTGTCCGGCACCCTGGCCTGCGTCAGCGTCTACACCACCGCGCAGGCGGCAGCGCTGGAGGCCGCGGGGGCACTAGAGGACTTCTACCCGGTGGGCGCGTCCGGCCCGGAGGAAGATGCCGGCACCCGGTACCAGCGGTACGGCGAATGGCTGGGGCGCAGCGAAATCGATTTCGCCGTCGAGGGTGATCCGCAGGCCGTCACCCTGGGATCCCACAACACCGAGGGCAAGTCGATGCTCAAGGCGATGTGCGATGCCCTCGCAATGGAGGAACGGGTGCTGGATTGCGCCACGGTGGCCGGGGTTGAGACGGTCCGCGCGTGGATGGAATCGGAGCACCGTCCCGCCACGGCAGCGGTCACGGTCAACGTGGACTCAGACGGGCAGGGCACGCCGACGCTTACCTTCGATGCGTCGGGCGTGGCAGTCACGGTGGCCGTACGCGGCGCCGAACGCACCGTCACATGGACAGACATCGCGGCACCCGACCGGTGGAAAGGCACCTCGACGTCGATCGACGCGGCTACCGAGGATGTCGACGCGCTACGCAGCCTCGCTCAGTTCCGGTCCCTACTGGGCCGGGTCACGTCGATGGCGTTGAGCAAGGTCACTGTCGACGCGGTGACCAGCACTGCGAGCCTGACAACGTCGCTGCTCGCACTGCGCCCGATGGTGCGGGTATCCATCGCCGGCCTGCCGACCGGCGTTGTCGGCTACACGTCGGTCGACGAGATCCTGGTGGGCGCGGTCGAACGGCACCGACAGGGTCGCTCAACCTTCGAGTTGCAGCTCACCCCGGACCTGCCGTACGTGGAGGCGGTCGAAGGATTGTCGCGGGTCGGCGGGATCCCGGCGCCCTACTCATACAGCACCCCTGCCGCGTGGGCGCCCGGGCATCCGATCACGGGCGAGTTCCCAAGGATTTCGGCGATGAACAACAGTCAGACCACGATGACGCTGCAGATCATCGGCGACGGTAACGGCGCGTCAGGCTGGCCGGCGTCGCTGTATTTCTTCGCCACCGGGGCGCTGCCCGACCCGGTGTACGTGGAGTTGGACGACGAGGTGATCCGGGTCGACTCGGCCGGCTCGGTGTCATTCTCCACTGTCAGCTATTCCACGCCGAGCTACGCATGGATCGGCGAGCAGACCCTGACCGTGACCAGGGCGCAGCAGTCCACATCAGCCGCAGCGCATAGCCAGTCAGGTGGGGGGATCTTCGTGTCGGGTGGCGGAACGACGATGATCACGGAGGCGTATACGGCGCCGCGGGAAGTGTGGCAGCACATGTTTGATTGCGTGGCGTTCTGATGGCCTGGACAGCGGCGCAACCCCTGGCGGTCGGCGAGATCATCACCGCCACCGACTGGGGTACGCATGTCACCGCCATTACCCAGCTGCAGACAAATGCGACGCAGCGGGTTTACAACCAGACCAAGTCGTCGTATTCGTGGACGAGCAACGCGGCGCGGCAGGACTTCACATCCTGGTCGACGGCGGACGGGTTCACGTCGTCGGGCGCAGGGCTGCTGGTCCCGGATGCGGGTTGCTACCTGGTGAGCCTGATCGGCATTCTCAGCTCGGGCAGCTTCGCCGCGTCCACCCGGTATTACCTCGAAGTCGATTCGACGTTCACCTTCGCCCGGGGTACCGCAGCCGCAGGGGTGAGCGAGACGATGGTGATGGCCCACGGTGTGACGCAGCTGCTACCCGCGGGGTCAATCATCACCCCGTACCGTTTCCAGAACACGGGCAGCAGTATCACCCTGTCGACGGTCCGCCTGTTGATCGTCAAGGTTCCGGTGCTCAGTGCCTAGCTGGACGACCGTACCGGCCTGGATAGCCGGCGAAATCCTGACGAAGCTCAAGCTCGACAAGGCGCCCACCGCAATAGGGGAATTGCAGACCTGGGCGACTGCGGATGACGCCAGGATCGCCACGCTCGAATCGTTCGTCGGCACGGGGGCGACCAGGCCGCAGCTGCGCGTCTACGCACCGGCCAGCATCACAGTGAGCAGCATCGTGCCGTATGCGAGTGTTCGCAAAGACACCCATTCGGGCTGGAATGGTGGCACATACCGCTACACCGTTCCTGTCGCCGGACTCTACGCGGCAGCGGTCAGCTACAAATGCTCGGCCACCGCGGCCGCGCCGTCGCAGTACCTCGCAGTTAACGGCACATCCGTCCTGTCCGGCCCCAACGCGGTGTCGGCAAGCTATGTCGGCTCACATGTCACTGGGATGCTCGACCTTGCGGTCAGCGATGTCGTCGACGTGCGCGAGCAGTCGGCGAGCTATACGCCACAGAACGATTCGACCGGCTCGCAGGGCACGGGGTCCAATTTCTTGCATCTCACATATATCGGCCCGACAACCTAGGGGGAAGCAATGGCTACCGTGCAGATCACCGTTCCCGATGCCCTGCTGCCGCGCCTCACGGCGGCCATGCGCGCCCGCTATCCGCAGTATTCGGCACTGAGCGACGCGAACGCCTTCCGCCGGGTGACCTCCGATTTCTGGCGTGACCAGCTCGCCGCACACGAGGGCGCGTCCGCGGTCGATGGGACGCAGAACGCTTTCGCCAACGCGCAGGCGCAGGCGAGAACCGACGCGGCGGGTATCACATGATGTCGCACGCCGACCTGCTGAAAGAGCGCAAGCACGCCGCGTGGGCGCGGACCCTGATCGGCGGTATCGCATCCGTCGCATGCCTGATCCAGTGCTACGGGTTCATCGGCGGGCTGCCACCGCATCCGGGTGCGGCGCTGCAGGTGCTCGACCTGCTCGGCGGGCCGTTCGGCATCCAACTCTGGGCGGCAGGGTTCGGCCTCGCCGGGCTCGCCGGGCTGGTCTGCGTGGTCAGGGGCTGCCGTGCCAACTGGCTTGTCCTGATCATGGGCGCCATGTGGGGATTCTGGGGGTTCGTCTACCTGGGTGCCTGGTTCGCAGGCGAGCAACCACGCGGGTATGTCACCGCCACATGGTTCCTGCTGATCGACGTCCTACTATCCACGCTGCTGCTGCTCCCCGCACGGCGGGATCTGCGCCATGAGTGACGCGCTCACCGGACCCATCATCATTGGTCTGTCGTCCCTGCTGGGCGCCACGGTGGCCGCGTTTCTGCTGTGGCTGGGCACCCGGCGCAAGGTCTATCTCGACGACCTGCAGGCGCGGTATGACCAGATGCAGGAAGACGTCGACCGGGAGCGGTCCGCGCGGATTGTCGCCGAGAACGCCTTCCGGGCGGAAATCACCGGGCTACGAATCGAAATGGTGGGGCTACGAGTGGAGGTGCGGGTGCGCGACGACTACATCGGCAGGCTGCGAAGGCACATCAGCGACGGACTCGGGCCGCCACCGGAGGACTGGCCGGCAGCGCTGACCAACGGGAGCGGGGTCACATGATCACTGCCTACCCGAACATCGTCAGACAGGAGGGCCTGGCGGTCGAGGTCGTCAGCGGGTTCGCCACCCGGTCGCACGGCGACTTCCGGCGAAGTCCGCCGGCGATCGTCTGGCATCACGACGCCTCGCCACCCGGCCCGTCGCCCGGCGTGCTCGGCTGGATGGTCGCCAACTGGGATTCGGCCAGCGCGAATATCTGGGTCGACACCTTCGGCAAGTGGTGGTTCGTCGGCGCGGGCGTCGCCTGGCACGCGGGCGCGGTGCTGCCCGGGATGCCCGGCAACTACGAGGCCATCGGCATCGAAACCGACTACACATCGGGCGAGACGATCAGTCCGAAGCTGTACGACTCGCTGCGCCGCGGCACCGCGGCGATCATGCGGGCGATGCGGCAACCCGCGTCGGACCTGCACTTTCATAAGACGATCTGTTCCCCGCCCGGGCGTAAGGCCGACCCGTGGGGGCTGAATCTTGCGATCGAGCGCGCAGCAGTGGCGAAGCACATCGCAGGGACGGTCCCACCGCTCCCGAAACCCGACACCACGCAGCCGGGGGGACCCGGCGGCTCAGACCCGAGAGATTGGTTTGATATGGCAACAGAGGAAGATCTTCGCCGGATCATCGCGGAGGAACTGGACCAGCGCGGCCTGAACGGGCAAGGAATCAACGGCTACATGGCGAACGTGCTGCGCGCGGAGGAGTTCGACCTGGAAGCACAGATGCAATACGAACGCACATTCCGGGCAGTGGTCGATGTCCTGCACGCGGAGGAGTTCGACCTGGGCGCGACTCGACGGGACACGCGGGACACGCAGGCAATCGTGGCCACCCTGGGAAAATAACGCAGCCGCCCGTGGGACTCGCAGCGGCGCGGCAGCGGAACTATCAGCGGGCGATCGACACGTGCAAAGCGTGGTGCGCCGAGCAGGGCATGCCACCGTGGGCGCATCTGTATCGGCTCGTGTTCGCGATCCTCACCGAGTCGGGCGGACTGGTCTACGGCAACGACGGCCAGGCGTTCCACCCGGACCCGGCGCAGCGCCGGCCCGGCTGGGATCGCGACGACGCCGGCGAGCTGCTGCCCACCGAGACGATCCTCGCCTGCCACCGGGTGCTGCGCGCCTCGCTGGCCATCGACTATGACGCGGTCGGCAACAACGGCGGCTCAACCGGCATCCTGCAGCAGCTCTCGCAGGATTACGTCGCCGCCCGCTTCCCCGGTAAGGCGTGGGGCTGGGGCACGGTGGCCGCAACGATGGACGTCGGCCGAGCGTGCCGCATGTTCCTGCCGCGCCTCGTCGTCACGAACGACGGCGCCTATCAGGGGATGACGTTCGACCCGATCGCCGCCGACGTACTCAGGGTGCAGCAGCCGAAACTGTCCGAGGCGAGCAGTGGTAACTACAGTGCCGAGCGGGTCGCCATGGCGCGGCATCTCGTCGACAACTGGTCCGATGACTACTTCACGCACGGGAGGATCACAGGATGGCCATTCTGACGAGCGGCCAGTGGTGGGCTGCCACCGGGGAGCGCGCGGTAAAGACTGCGGGGCAGTCGTTCGCGCTCGCCGTGGGCGTCAACGTCGTGTCCGTGGCGGACCTGAATTGGCTAGCGGTTGGGGGCGTGACCCTGATGGGCGCGATCCTGTCCGTGGCGACCAGCCTGGCCAGTATCCCCGTGGGTGGCGACTCTGGCCCATCACTGGGCCCGGAGGAACTGAAACCACCGGAATCAACCGGATAATGAGCATTGACCGAGAGGGGCAGAAATGGCACTGAACACCATCATCAGCGTGGCGGCCAGGAACGCGGCGTGCGACGCGATCGTCGACCTGATCGACGGCGGCGCGGGCGCGGGCACCGTGAAAATCTACACGGGCACGCAGCCGGCCGGCCCTGGTACCGCGGTCGGCGCGCAGGTGCTGCTCGGCACCCTCACCTGCTCGGATCCGGCGTTCGGCGCGGCGTCGTCAGGTGTGGCCACAGCATCCGCGATCACGTCGGACACGTCGGCAGACGCCACCGGTACCGCGGCATGGTTCCGGGTGCTGGATAGCAACGCGGTCGCCATCATCGACGGTTCGGTCGGGACCTCGTCCGCGGACATGATCCTTGACTCGGTGTCGATCGTGGCGGGCGGCACGATCTCCATCACGTCGTGGACGATCACCATGCCGGCGAGCTAGATCCCATGCCGGAAGCAAGCGAGGAGGGACCGAAATGAGCGCAGGATTCCAGGTCACGAAGGCAGCGATCGACCAGCGGGTCGGGTCGATTGTCGTCGCGGGCGAGTCATGGCTAGACGATGTGCGGCGGCAGGCAGCGTGGTTCGCGGCCACCCCGGATGCCGACATCATCCCGATGGGTTATGCCGCTGAGGACGTGTCCCTACTGAAATCAAGTTTCGTGGACCTGGAAAACTTGCGGCTCACCGCATACGGGCAACGAACTCAGACGCCCGCGTCGAACTTCTTCTTCTGGGCGAGCAAGCTTCGCGGCATCCTCTGATCTAGCGGCAGGACCCTATGGCCATCAGCGCAGTATCTTTGACGGGCGGCGGGTCGTCCACGGCCACAACGTCACCCACGTTTACCGCGCAATCCGCCGGGGTGTGGCTGGTGCTCATAGTGTCCGCCGACGACTACCGCACAACGTCAGGGTCGAACCGCCCCGAGTCAACCGGTTGGACACTGCAAAGCACGGGGCAGGACTTCCTCGGCGCGTACGTGTGGACGCTGGTGGCGACCGGCTCGGAAACCACCGTCTCATACACGATCGGGTCGGCCGCTTCGTCCGCGTACATGGTTGTCGCGGTATCGGGTGCGACATCCACACTGGACAACACTCCTTCCGCGACGCACGGCCACGGCGGCGGGTCGACGGCAACAACGTCCGTGACACCAAGCGCTGGCACCCGTTACGTCCTCGCGGTCGCCAACGCGATGCACTCGTCGGTCAGCTTCACGGGTGTCTCGTCCTGGACGAACTCGTACACAGCGGTCGCATTCCAAGCGGGACCGGCGTCGGGTGGCCGTGAGGCGATCGGTGTTGCCGGGCTCATTACCTCGGCGGCCAGCGCTACCAGCTCAACCGCGACGTGGTCCGGGACATCCCAACTCTGTTCATACGGAGCGTCCT